TGCAGGACATCATCAACGGCGAGCGGGTGCCGAATCCATATCCGAGCAATCCCTTGCCGCCGAGCGGCGGTGTGCGTGGATAGACATGCCTAGCAAGTCGAAGAAGCAGGCGCGGTTTATGGCGGCCTGCGCGCACGGGGCCGGATATTCATCCTGCCCGCCGGAGAAGGTCTCTAAAGAGTTCAACCAGGCGGACAAGGGCGGGACGCTCCTTGCGCTCGCCAACAAACTCAGGAGGAAGCGAAATGGGCAGTCCTAAGGTTCCGACGCAGAAGGATGGAGCGAGCATGCGGCGGCTGGGCGCGCCGGCTCCGGCACCAGGGTTCGCGAAGGCGAATTCGGCTCCGCATGGCACGCAGTTGAAGTACCCGGTTGCCGGTGCGCCGAAGAGCGGGCAGACGGCGCGGCCGGCGCAGCCCGGGATTGCGAAGGGGCATGCGCATCGCCAGGGCGGGCGGCGGGGATCTACCGGCGGCGGCGCGAAGGAGTAGGCGTGCTCGATTTTCACCTAAGTTTCTACCTCGTCGCTTGCGCTGGTCTGGGCATGGTCATGGGCGCAGTAGGTTGGCCATTCCCCATGCATGGATTTTTCCTTCCGCAGATGTATTTGATCGGGATCGCGCTGACTATAGGCGCTTTCTCGGTCGTGTTTCTGACTCGGAAATGATCCGCTTATTCACGGGATGGGACGAGCGCGAGGCCCTTGGCAGCGCCGTCTTCGATCACTCGATCACGTCGAGGTGCGGCGAGCCCGTATCGATCACACGTCTTCACGGAAAACAGAGGGATGGGTCCAATGCTTTCACCTATGCGCGCTTCATGGTGCCGCAGCTTTGCGCCTACGAAGGGTTCGCGATCTTCGCCGATGGGGCTGACATGCTGGCGCTGGCGGATATTGGGGAATTGTGGGCGATGCGTGACGGGCAATACGCCGTGCAGGTTGTCAAGCACGACTACAAGACGAGGCACCAGCGGAAGTATGTCGGCACGGACATGGAGTGCGACAACCGCGACTACCCGCGGAAGAATTGGTCGTCCCTGATCATCTTCAACTGCTGGCACACGGCGAATGGGTTCCTGAACGAGAAAAACGTCCGTGAAGCGAGCGGGGCTGATTTGCATCGGTTCCACTGGCTGCGCAATGACCAGATCGGCGAGCTCGCGCCCGAGTGGAACTGGCTAAGTCAGGAGCAGGGGGCGAACGCAAAAGCGAAGATCGTCCACTACACGGCAGGCATCCCGCAGATCCCGGCGTACACGGAAAGCCCGCACGCGGGCGATTGGTTCGCCGCCGCGCACAAGATGTATGCGGCGCCAGCCGCAGTCGAAGCGCCGCGATGGAAATACGCTTAGAACCGAAACAGGTCGCGGCCTTCACGACGCCTGCGACCGAGGTGCTTTATGGTGGCGCGGCCGGCGGCATGAAAAGCTTCACGCTCCGCGCCTCCGCGATCCGCTGGTGCGTGGAGGTGCCTGGGATTCAGGTCTACCTCTTCCGCCGAACGCTGACCGACCTTCGCGACAACCATCTACGCGGCCCGAACAACCTGCATCACATGGTCGCGCCCTATACCGAGGGCGGGCATGTGAAGTACCGGGCGGTGGAGAACGAGTTCGAGTTCTGGAACGGATCGTCGCTTCATTGCTGCTATTGCGATGCAGAGGACGACGTCGAGAAATATCGCGGCGCGGAGATCCATGTGCTGCTGATGGACGAGCTGACGCACTTCTCCGAGTATCAGTATCGATTCCTCCGTTCGCGTGTCCGTCGCGCCGGCCTGAATATCCCGGCGCAGTACAAGGATCGTCTGCCTCGAATCGAGACGGCGTCGAACCCGGGCTCCATCGGCCACGCCTGGGTCAAGCGGACTTTCATCTCGCCCAAGCCGCCGATGGAGACATGGCGGGCGCCCGCGGATGAGGGGGGCATGTTGCGCCAGTTCATACCGGCGCGGCTGATGGAGAACCCGCACCTGATGCGTGATGACCCGCAGTATGCCGATCGTCTGCGGGGCCTGGGGGCTCAATCCCTGGTCCGCGCAATGCTGGATGGAGACTGGGATATCGTGGCGGGCCAGGCATTCGAGAAGCTTCGCCGCGAGATCCATTGCGTCGACCCCATCGATCCGCCGCAGGACTGGCAGATATTCGGATCGCTCGACTGGGGAAGCTCGAGGCCATTCTCGTTTGGGCTCTGGGCCGTTTCGAACGGGAATCCATTGCCGGATGGAAGGAAGTATCGCCGCGGCGCGCTCATTCGTTACAACGAACTCTACGGATGGAGCGGCAAGGCGAACGAGGGAACGCGCGAGGAGGTAGAGGAAGTCGCGCTAAGGATCCGGGGCAAGATCGGCTCGCGGCGCATTTCCTATATCGCGGCCGACCCATCGATCTGGAAAGTCGACGGCGGGCCGTCGCACGCCGAGCGCATGCTCGCCAAGGGGGTCGTGCTGCGCAGATCGGATAACGCTCGCGAGCAGGGCTATGTCGAGGTACGGCAGAGGATTGCGGGCGATGAAGAAGGCCCGATGCTGCTCGCGACGTCGAACTGCCATGAAGGATTCTGGCGAACGATGCCTGACCTGATCATGGACGAAGATCATCCCGAGGACGTCGATACCGATCAGGAGGATCACGTCTATGACGATGTGCGCTATGCCTGCATGTCGCGGCCGTGGGTCGCATCCCCTCTGAAGAAAAAGCCGCCGGTCGATCGCTGGCTCAGGAAGTTCGAGGAGATGGAAGACGAAGAGGAAAGCTGGAAGACCGCATAAATGGCCTACGCAAAAAAGAAAACAAAGGACGCGAAAGAACCCGTCGATATCGGCTTCGAGCAACTGATCGATTGGGTCAACGAGGCCGACGACGGCACAGTCGATTCCCGCGAGCGCAGCGAGAAGTGCCGAGATTACTACGATAGTAAACAACTCACCGACGCCGAAGTCCGGCAACTAAAAAAACGCAAGCAGGCGCCGGTCGTGGTGAACCGGGTCAAGCCAAAGATCGACGGCCTGATGGGCATGGAGCGGACCAATAAGACCACCGCCAAGTGCTTTGGCCGCACGCCGAAGGAAGAAAAGGCCGCGCAGGCCGCGACGGAAGCCATTCGCTACGTGCTGCAAAGCGAGTTCTATGAGATGGCGCGCTCTGCCGCCTGGGAAAACCTGCTGATCGAGGGCACGGGCGGGATCGAGGTCATAGCCGAGGACAAGGGCGATAAGGTCAAGATCACGCTGAACCATCTCATGTGGGATCGGCTGATTTACGACGCGCACTCGCGCAGAAAAGACTTCGGCGATGCGCGTTATCTCGGCCAGGTGATCTGGCTCGACTATGACATCGCGCTGGCTCGCTTCCCCGGCGGCAAAGACATGCTGGAGGCGATGTTCGAGTCGAGAAGCGGCACCTATGACGACAAACCGCGATGGCTCGACACGAAGCGCCGCCGCGTGAAGGTGGTCGAACTGTATTACCTGAAGGGCGGGGATTGGTGGTATGCGTGCTTCACCCGCGGCGGCTACCTGAACCAGCCGAAGAAATCGCCCTATGTGACCGAGACGGGCGAGACCGAACACCCCTACGAGTTTGCTTCGCTCTTCGTCGACCGCGAAGGTTGCCGCTACGGGGCGATGCTGCAATTGCTGGACGTGCAGGACGAGATCAACAAGCGCCGCTCGAAGGCGCTTCACCTGATGAGCGTGCGACAGGTGCGCTGGGAGCGTGGCGCGGTCGAGGACATCAACAAGGCACGCGATGAACTCGCGAAGCCCGATGGCGTGCTCGAGACCACGCCCGGCATGGAGTTCGAGGTACTGAAGACGAACGACATGGCGCAGGCGCAATTCAAGCTGCTCGAGGATGCGAAACTCGAGATTGACGCGGTGAGCTACAACGCGGCGGCGAGCGGCAAAGATGAACGGCTGCAGTCCGGCGTCGCGCTTCGAAATCGCGAAGCCGCGGCGCAGACGGAGCTCGCGCCGATGTTCGGCCAATTGAAGCATCTCGATGTGCGCGTATATCGCAAGATCTGGAACCGCATCAAGCAATATTGGAAGGACGAGATGTGGATTCGGGTCACCGATAACCAGGAGAACTTGCGCTGGGTGGGGCTGAATCGGCCGATGACGAAGGCCGATGCGCTCATGCAGGAAGCGCAGCAGCGCAACGCGAAGCCGGAGGAGCTGGCCGCGCTCCAGCAGCAGTTAGCCGCGGACCCGGCGATGCAGGAAAAGATCATCCATAACGATGTCGCCGAGATGGACATCGACATCATCGTGGACGATGCGCCGGATGCGGTCACGATGCAAGAGGAGGAGTTCCGGGCGCTATCGGAAATGGTCAAGAGCGGGATTCCGATTCCCGCCACGGCGATCGTCGCATCCTCGAATCTGAAGGATAAGGACAAGATCATCGAGGAGATGAAAAACGCGCCGCAGATTCCGCCGCAGGTCCAGAAGCAGATGGAGGAAATGCAGGCGCAAGTGCAGCAGCTCGGGCAAGAGAACATGCAGCTAAAGAACGACCATTCGACCGAATTCGCCAAGCTGAACATGCAGCACGATCACAAGATGAAGGAAATGGCGATGGGCCAGGAAAGCGGCGCGATGCAGATGCAGAACGAGCGCGCGAAGCTGGAGGCCGATTTCGCCCTGAAGGCCGAGATGCAGCAGAAGGAGATTCAGTTAGCCCGCGAGAAGGCCGAGGCCGAGGCCGCGATCAAGCTGATGACGGCGCAGAACGACGCGAAGATCGCCGAGATGCAGATGCAGACTAAGGCGCAGCAGGATGAGAAGTCGATGCTGCACGAGCAGAAGCATACGGAGATGAAGTTCGCCGCCGAGCAGAAGCAGCGCGAGTTTGACAATGAGCACAAGATCAAGGAGCAGCAGAAGAAGGACGAGTCGACAGCGGCGCCCGCGTTTTCGAGCGCGCTGAAGGAAATCACGAAGGGCTTTCAGCAGGCGCTTGAGCAAAACGCGAAGCTGTTGGAGGCCGCACTCAAGCAACTCGCCGATTCAAACAATAGCGCCAAGTCGATCACCCTCGGCGGCATCAAACGCGACAGCGAAGGGAATTTGACCAGCGCTACCGCGAAGGTCCACTGAATTGGCGGTCCTGCTCGATAGCAACGTGACATTTCGCGCTGGCTCATT